CCATGTTTTAAAAACGTACTATTTAATAACGTCGTATAAGCCTCAACTTCATCTCCTTTATTTGCATCAGTAGCTACTATTCCATATTGTGCCAAAAATTGACTTATTGTTAATGCATTAAAAACATCCTTATATTTATCTGTTACTGACATTATCAAATCATCGCCATAGCAAAATAATTCAACATTTTGTTTGAATGATTCCCAAGTTTGCCCTCTTTCTTTACTTCCTACCAACGTCTCCCAAGCTACGAATATATATAATATATTAACCAAAGTATTTATCACTACAGTGATGGGCGCTCCACTAGGTGATCCACACTTTTGTTGGTACAGCGTATTAGAAACTAAGTGGACTGAATTTAAGCACTCATGCAATAAGGTGTACGCCTCTATCTCATTTACACCTTCAACGTGCTCCATAGTCCACCGCACCATTAATTCCATGGCAGCTTTCGCTATTTGAGCATTAAAACCTGGACCAAAATTTGAATAATCAATAGTACAAATATTATTTCCTTTCGCGAGTAAGTTAGATGCCAAAAGCGTCCACTCTGTACTCTGCACATTAATCCCCACTGCATGCATTAACTTAAAACGCTGTTCCATAAACGCAGCAACAAAATGCATATAGTATTGCCTCATTGACACAATATAATCGATAGGAGGATTACAAAATACCCGAGTTCCACCATACTTTCGTACTTTCTCTGGCAATTTCCTCTCGTCCTTAAGTGTATCAATAAATGGCGTAATAGGCTGTACCCCTCGCTTTCTCAACTCAGATTTTCGCTTCATCTCCTCTAAAACTCCGGGGTCTATAGTGGCTCCGATAGGTTGCTCATTCTCATTACGCTCAAATACTATATAATCTTCTTTACGCTTCTTTTCTGTCGCCACATAAGGAAAACCCGCACTAGTATTGAGAATCATCGGATCATAGTACTGTATGTCCGGAAAACCACTGGCAGCCTCCTCTAGTGTTAATAACTTAGGTTTTACAACCAGGGGTTTCATTTTCGATAGCCACCCATCCCAAAGAGCTTCTTTAGCACTTTCCACTCTAGTGGTGCCAAAATCTACAGTAAGCCTACCATGTTTCTTACACCCCGCTACTAATGGAGTATCATCATGTTGGTACCTAGAATCCGTTTTATCCAATATACA